GGTAGAAAAACTATGTCAAAAAGACAAAAAGTTTTAAACCTTTTATCTAAAGGTGCTGCTGTTTCTTGGAAAACATTAAGAAGCAGATTCGACCTAACATCACCAAGAGCATTGGTTGATACGTTAAGAGCAGAAGGTAATATGATTTATATTAACAAAACTGCTACTGGCACATCATACAGAATGGGTCAACCAACAAAAGCGATTATCGCTGCTGGTATCCAAAAGTTATACGGAACTCCGTATGCTTATAAAAATGCTTAATTCTCATTAAGTATAAATAGAATTGTGGGTGATAAACGCTAGCGTTAGTATTCACCCACAATTATAGATAACAAAATGAGGAGGGCAATATGCCAACAAACACATCTAATTTAAATATGCAATATGCAGGATCATCTGCTCCATTGCTACACGAAATTCTAACTAAAGTAAATAACGCAAAAGACAAACCTAAAAAAATTGAGGTTTTAAAAACTAACGACTCTGTACCTTTAAGACAAATCTTAAAAGGTGCTTTTGATCCTAAAATAGAGTGGGATTTACCAGAAGGTACACCACCATATAAAGAAAATGACGCACCAGCAGGTACTGAACACACAACCCTATACACAGAAGCCAGAAAATTATGGCACTTTGTAAAAGGTGCAGACCCTAAACTTTCAAAAACTAAAAAAGAAATGATGTTTATTCAGTTGCTAGAAGGTTTACATAAAGATGACGCTGAACTTATGATTGCAGTTAAAGAAAAAGAACTCAATAAAAGATATAAAGGTCTTACAGACGCAGTTGTTAAAGAGGCATTTGGTTGGAACGAAGATTACAAAACTGCCTAACATAAATATTATAGAGTGATTCTATAAAATTCAACTATAGGGTGTAGAACAAAAGTAGAACATTTACTTGACAAACTGTCACACCCTATATTTCCTTTGATTTATAACATAAAAAAATGGCATGTATGCTCGTTTTTTGCTTGTATTTTATGCTGTATCTGATATAGTAGCAGTATGAAAACAACAAAAAAGGAGAATACATTATGTCAAAAGTAAAACAATACTATACTAACGAAGCTGAAAAGGCAGTTGATAAAATTATATTACAAGTTAAACAAAACTTGATTACAAAAGAAACTGCTGCTAAAGATATATTAAAAGTTGACAATGTGAATATGTTAGATATTCATGCCGACAATGTTGATGAAGTAATATATTATGGAGTGCAGTAATGAGAAAATCATTATTTATATTATTTCTTGCTTTTGTTTATATCTGGTCTTGGTCAATATTTAATGTTGTTAAGGCCGATGATAAAACAACTGCTACTGTAGGCCATATTATATCTGAAACTATTAAAGGCACAGATATTGATACAACTGCTATATTAGAAAAAGAGTTACAGACTCTTGCTCATAATTATGCGATTGATATGATTAACATTATGCAAGTTTATTTGCCTGCTATTTTAGATGGGATTGCTGCTGATTTAAGAATGAAGGCTGATGAAAAGTATAAATGTAAACTATTAGAAAATGGTGGTATGAATGATGGATGCAATAACTAAAGTGAACGAAATTTTAAATATCATTTACACCTTTATGCCAAAAGAAATTCTGATTATTATTTTGGCTGGTATATTATTTTTGTTATACGAAACATTAAAAGATAAAGGAAACAAAAATGCCAAGTAAAACAACCAGAAAATCAAGAGCACTAAAACTTAAAAAGAAATTAAAAAAAGATTTTTCTATTAAAAGAAAATATAGAACAACTTACAAAGATATTAAAAACTATTTTAAAGAATTAAACAATGCTATATTTGATGGCAAACTTTCACCATTTGGTAAAGTAAAAATTAAAGACTTGGCAAGAGAGAAGTGTGTAGGTCAAGTTGTAACATTTGAATGGAAAAGAGCAGGCACTAGATTGTATCAATTAGAAATGCTACCTGCCTATCCAGAAAAAAGAGATTTCTTGGACACATTAGTCCATGAAATGGTACACTTGTACCAAATGCAAAACCTAGGTGATACAGGAAACCATAATGATGTATTTTGGTCCTTTAGACCTAAAGTAAACTTTGTTGGTTTACAATTATAGAAAGTTAAAAGTACATTATGAGTAAAGGTGAAAAGAACCATGTTGATGATTGGTTAAAAAATCAAATCAAAAAAGGTATAAACATAATTGATTATGTTTTACAAAACAATGTAGGTGAGTGGGAACTATATTATACAGGACATTTACACAAAGACATCCTAAATAATTTTCCAGGCAGAACCAGTAAAAAGATATTTAAAGGTTATAGAGAGCTTTTAGATAATAACCAACTTGTGTTTACTCAAAAGAAATTTGAAGAACACGGTTACGAATACTATGTAAAGAAAGGTATATAATGAAACTATTGAAAAAACATAAAGACATATTGCAGATGGTCGTAAAAGGTAAAGGCCAGTTTAAAACACCTACCGTACCAAAAGAACATTCTGAAACAATACTTGACGACCTTGTTAAATTATATTTACAAGATTTAATTGTATTTAATAGAGAATATGACGTGCCATATATTGGTCCTACTAACGAACATAAGGTAAGATATAAATGGTATGTAGTGACTATTAATAAAAAGAAAACTTTAAAAGACTTAAAAAAGGTAATTAAAGATGGTAAAATTTAAAGTATTTTTTAAAACAATTGCTTTTGTTATTGTTGTTTTATTTTCTACACTTGTATGGTATGGATATACATTTGATGGTAAACAAAGAGCAGAGGCATCTGTACCATCATTACCTAACTTTGAACAAAGTAGCAATAAATTATTTTTAGACAATGTAAATCAATGTGTTGAATATGCTTACTTTTATAATAAAGATATAAAACAAATTAATGTAGAACTTTTATTAGCACAGGCCGCTTTAGAGTCTGGTTGGGGAACAAGTAGATTTGCTAGAGAAGGTAAAAATCTATTTGGTATTCGTACATACGATTTAAGAGAACCGCATATGTTACCCTCAAATAAACCTAAAAAATGGGGAGTAAAAGTTTTTGAGCATGAGTGCGATAGTGTTTTATATTATATTCAAACATTAAACAATCATCATGCTTATAAAGATTATAGAAAAATGTTACAAGATGATATTAACGATCCATTTAAATTAGTAGAAACACTTGATGCTTATGCTAGTGATAAACATTATTTTTCTAAAATTAAAAGTATAATAAAAAAAATGAGAGAGGATTATAAATGATAACGTTACAACATGGATTAATGATGGGTATATTTGGTACATTAATTACAATTATAGGTATGACAGTTGCTTATATCTTTGCTTATAATGCAACAAAACCTAAACCAAAAAGAGAACCTAATCCAACAGACGATTTGTTTAAAGCAGATAAGTTACCTGATGATGTGCTTTGATAATGAAAAAAGAATAAGATTTTTAATAACGATAGGAGAAAATAGTATGGGTAAAAAAATGAGTCGAAAGGTTGATATAACTGATTACCAAGATTTAGCAGATTGTATTCGTAGTGACCAAGTTCCTGCTAGTGAAATAGCAGAACTTTTTACAGACAAACCTTTCTATAAATGGTACAAAAAAAAGTATTTAAAGAATAAATAATAATACTATGTTTCTTACACTATTAACTTTTTTATCAGCCATCAGTATATCTGTAATTGCGGCAGGCTATTCTATTATAGGACTTGCAACATTATTTGCTGGTGCAGCCGTACCTATTATTGCTATGGGTTCAGCATTAGAAGTAGGTAAGTTAGTAGCGGCCAGTTGGTTGTATAATAACTGGCAAGAAGACATACCAAGATTTTTAAAAGCATATCTATTTACAGCAATCATTGTTTTAGTATTCATAACATCTATGGGTATCTTTGGGTTTCTATCGAAGGCACACCTTGACCAAGTAAAACCAACGTCTGGTAACAGTATTAAAATAGAACTCATTGATAAACAAATCAATCAACAACAATTAATTATAGACAGGTCACAAAAGACACTTGACCAATTAGATAAAGCACTTGAAGTTTATATTGAAAAAGAATATGTGACAAGAGGTTTAAAAGAACGAGCAAAACAAGAAGATGAACGTAATGCTTTAAATAATGCTATAAACAATGCAAGTGATAAAATTGCTGAACTTACAAATTCAAAGGCAGGTTTACAATTAGAACAAGATAAAATAGAGGCTGAAGTAGGACCTATTAAATATGTAGCAGAATTAATCTATGGTGAAAACGCACAGGACAACTTTGATAGTGCTGTTAGAATTGTAATACTGATATTGATATTTGTATTTGATCCACTTGCTGTACTTCTATTGATTGCTGCTAATATTTCATTAAGACAATGGAAGAGTAAAAAAGAAACAGCAAAAGGTGATGAAAAAGAGAAGTTAAAAAGAAGAATTGAAATATTAGAAACAAGAAATCAACGACTCAAACCATTTAAAACTTTAGCAAAAGAGTTTGGTGACGATCCAGAAGAAATAAGACTTAAATTAAATCAAATATATGACTGGAATAACGATAAAAAGTAGTAAAATAAGTGCTTGACTTTTATGTTAAATTAATATATAATATATACTATGATGACAATTGATGATATAAAAAGACTAAAAGATCCAGACAATCTTAAAAAACATAGATTAAACAATTTAGCAAAAGCGTGTGCTGATGCTGAAACAGATGAAATGAAATCTATGTGGTATAATAAGATGATGGATTTAGCAGATGAATATAATATGAGAGATTATGTAATGAGGAGGTTAGTACACTAATGAATATATTTTATGTTGACAAAGATCCAGTAAAAGCTGCTCAAATGCTTTTAGATAAGCATGTGGTAAAAATGATACTTGAATCTGCTCAAATGCTTTGTACTGTTAAAAGAGTGTTAGATGGTACAGAATATTTTGATAAATCTAAAAACGGCAGAAAAATTAGAAGATGGAAACTTGACAATCCTAACGAAGACGCTATTATCTACAAAGCAGGTTGGTTAAATCATCCATCTACACAATGGGTTATGCAATCAGCATATAATTACACATGGTTGTACAGACATATGATGGCACTTAATGAAGAATACAAATTAAGATACAATCACACTAAAGACCATTTAACTATTCAAAAACTTGGCGACATATTAAAACACCCACCTAAAAATGCTAGAGTAGATGTTATTGGTACAGACGCTACACCCGCTATGCCAGATGAATGTAAAGTACCAGGTGATGTAGTTGCGTCTTATCGTAAATACTATATAATGAAAAAGCAAAGATTTGCTACATGGAAATCACCAGCAAAAATGCCAGAGTGGTTTGCTGAAGGAATTAAAAATGAACAAAAAAAAGAAAACGAAAATAGAACGTCCTAAAATCTACGAAAGAAACCCTAATACAGGAGTTATACGTTGGAGATATGTAGGAGAATCACACGATAAATTTGGTTGGCCAAACTACGGCAGAATATTAAAGGATAAATAATCATATGAGCAATATAATAAATTTTATACAAACTAATATTAACTTTTTAAATAATATACAAAGTTATCATTGGCAAACAGAATCATATTCTGAGCATGAAGCACTAGGAGAGTATTACACAAATTTTAACAAACTTAATGATGAATTTGTTGAAACACATCAAGGTAA